AACAGCAGATTACGCATTAGCATTTAATTTATTAACAAATAAAGACGAATACCAATTCAACGTATTATTAGCTCCAGGTGCTGGTTTAGATAGTGCTGCAGCAGCTACAATGATTTCTACAGCAGAAGGTAGAGGCGATGCAATCGCAATTACAGATGCAGGTGTATATGGTACAGCAATTGCAACAGCAGCTCAAAACGCAGCTGGACAATCAAGTAACTACGCTGCTACTTATTATCCTTGGGTTCAATTATACTCAACTACATTAGGTAAAACATTATGGTGCCCACCATCAACAGTAATCGGTGGTGTATTAGCATTTAATGATAATGCTGGTGCTGAATGGTTTGCTCCTGCTGGATTAAACAGAGGTGGTATTCCAAACGTACTATTAGCAGAACGTAAATTACAACAAACAGATCGCGATACATTATATAGTGCAAATGTTAACCCATTAGCAACATTCCCAGGAACTGGAGTATGTGTTTGGGGTCAGAAAACATTACAACGCAAACCAACATCTTTAGACAGAATCAACGTTCGTCGTTTATTAATTGCTTTAAAAGATTTCGTTGGAAGTGTATCTCGTACATTAGTATTCGAACAAAACACAACAGTAACAAGAAATAGATTCTTATCTCAAGTTAATCCATACTGAGAATCAGTAGTACAACGTCAAGGTTTATACGCATACAAAGTAGTAATGGATGATTCAAATAACACACCAGATGTTATTGATAGAAACCAATTAGTAGGTCAAATTTATATCCAACCTACAAAAACGGCTGAATTTATTATATTAAACTTTAACTTACAACCAACTGGAGCAACGTTTCCAGGATAATAAATAGAATTATGTAGGGAAGCGCAAAGCTTCTCTACATATTTTTAAAATAATTAATATTTATTACTAAATATAATAATAACACTAACATGCCAGTATTAAACCCTAACGAAATAATGTTCACGAGTTTTGAACCACAAGTTCAGAATCGTTTTTTAATGTATATAGATGGTATCCCTGCATATTTAATTAAGAAAGCTAGTGCTCCTTCATTAGATGCTGGTGAAATCATATTAGATCACATCAATGTTTACCGTAAAATTAAAGGTAAAGTAAGATGGGGTGATATGACATTAGAATTATATAATCCAATTACACCATCAGGTGCACAATCAGTAATGGAATGGGTACGTTTATCACATGAGTCTGTAACAGGACGTGATGGTTACTCAGATTTCTACAAGAAAGACTTAACATTAGATATTTTAGGTCCAGTAGGAGACGTTATTAGTGAGTGGGTAGTTAAAGGAGCATTTGTAAAAACTGCTAACTTTGGCGACTATGATTGGAGTTCAGATGCAGCTGTTTCATTATCGATAACAATTGCTATGGACTATTGCGTATTGAATTTCTAAGAAATTACTTCTCCCGAAGTATACATCCAAAAATTGGTTTGGCTTTTGCCAAACCTTTTTTTATCTTCATATTTATTGTAAACAAATAAAGTTATAAATGGAAAATATCGTTACAAAACCAAAATTCCCTACTGAACAAGTAGACTTACCATCAAAAGGATTATTATATCCCAAAGACAATCCATTATCTAGTGGTGTTATTGAAATGAAATATATGACTGCGCGTGAAGAAGATATCCTCACAAACACCAACTATATTCGTCAAGGTACCGTTATTGATAAATTATTACAATCATTAATTGTAACACCAATTAACTATGATGATTTATTGACAGGTGATAAAAATGCAATATTAGTTGCTGCTAGAGTATTAGGCTATGGTAAAGATTATGAATTTGCATACATTAACAGCCAAAATCAAGAGGTAAATGCGGTTGTAGACTTATCATTACTAAGTGATAAAGAAGTAGATACCTCGTTGTTTACCGCAGGTACCAACGAATTTTCGTTCAATTTACCGCATTCGGACAACCAAATCTCATTCAAACTATTAACACATGGTGATGAGAAAAAAATTGAAGCTGAAATTAAAGGATTACAGAAAGTCAATCCAAATTCATCATACGATGTAACCACTCGTTTAAAATTCATGTTATTATCAGTTAATGGTAATCGTGATCAAAAAACAATACGTGATTTCGTAGATAATTATTTAATTGCTAAAGACGCTAGAGCATTACGTGAATATTATACCAAAATATCGCCAGATATTAGTATGAAATACACACCAGAAGATGATAGCTATACAGGGGAGGGTATAGACATTCCCGTTTCTCTTAACTTTTTTTGGCCTGACTCCAAACTATAGATCGATATTTTTTGGCCAAATACATGAAATTGTATTTCATGGTAATGGCGGATATGATTGGAATACTGTTTATGAAATGCCGATATGGTTGCGTAGGTACACATTTGAGAAATTAAAAGAGTACTACGATAAACAACAGCAAGAGCAGGAAAAGCAAAGCAATATGATGACCAATAAAAGCAATAAAGATATAGCTAAACCCAACATATCACAACCAACTTATACAGCGAAGGTCCCTAAAAAATAGGGACTTTCGATATTTATACACATAATATTATATTATGGCTGACGACAAAGAAAAAGCGGTAAAGCAACTAAATAACGAATTAGATCAATTAAACATTAAATTGGGTAGTATAGCTGCTAATTTAGAAGCAGGTATGCGAGCACAATTAGCTGACTCTAATACTGAAGTTCAAAAATTAATTGATGGGTTTGAAAAAGGTGAAAATGTAGCTAGAAAAGCAGCAGCGGAAATAGAAAAAAACTTAAGAAAAAGTAATAGATTATCTTTTGATAGAATATCACTAGAGACACAATTAAGACAAGCTATTAGAGCTAATAACATAGTTCAAGAAAGTAGACTTAAAAACGAATTGCTTCAAAACCAATTAGCTATAAACTATTTAGATACTACTAATCAAACATTCAGAAAAATACAAGCTTTAGCAGAAGAAGAAGCTCGAATAACAGCTGAAAAGAAAAAACAAAATAGTATAGCTGGAGCTAGTCGAAAAATATTTGATGAATTTGTTAAACCATATAAAGAACTAGCTAGCGTTGAAGGTATATTAAAATTAATTATTACCTCAGCATTAACCTTTAATAAAATATCAACTGATATTGGTAAAAGTTTAGGTTATGGTGGTAAAGGTGCTGATAGAGTAGCAAATAATTTTACAAAAATTGCTAATGATTCAAAGAATGTAAATATTACTACTAAGAATCTAGCTGAGGCATTTAACCAATTATCTGAAGCCACAGGTTTAGTATCTGAATACTCAGCTGATGCTTTAAAAACTCAAGTAATGTTAACCAAACAATTTGGTTTAACAGGCGAAGAAGCAGCAGGAGTATACAGACTATCAGTATTAAATGGAAAATCATCTGCTGAAATAAATAAAAGCATGGTTAGTGCGTTTGTAGCAGCACGTAATCAATTAGGAGTAGGTATTCCCTTTAAAGCTACAATGGCTGAAGCTGCTAAAATATCAGGACAATTAGCTGCTAATTTAAAAAATAACCCACAACTGTTAGTTCAAGCCGTAGCACAAGCAAAAGCATTAGGTACTACACTTGAACAAACTAAACTTCAAGGTGAGGCATTATTAAATTTTGAATCATCAATTGAAAACGAATTAAAAGCAGAATTATTGACTGGTAAAGCAATGAATCTTGAACGCGCTAGAGCAGCAGCTTTAATGGGTGATCAAGTTACAGTTGCTAAAGAATTAGCTAATCAAGGCATGACATTGGAAAAATTCCAAAACATGAACGTATTAGCTCAACAAGCATTTTCTGCTGCTATTGGATTAAGTGCAGATGCATTAGCTAACCAATTAAGACAACAAAAATTAGCAATTGAAAGTGGTAAATCATTAGCCCAAATAACAGAAGAAGAAGCAATGGAAGCTGAAAAGCGCCAAAGCATACAAGATAAATTTAATGCTTCTATATTAAAATTACAGGATTTCTTTGGAAATCTATTAGCAGGACCTATAGGAGGATTTTTAACAGCATTAACCCAAAGTTTAGATGTGCTTACTAGTATAGCTATAGTAATGGGTACAATATGGGGTTTAAGTAAAGCAGTAACAGCATTTAATGCCTTAACATTAGGATTTCAAGTAGCATCAGCTGCTGCTAAAAGACAAGATTTAGGATTACAAGCCACTTTAAATTTATTAAAAGGTGAAGAATTAGCTACACAAATAGGTATAGCAGCAGCATGGGCTATAGCAAATCCATTTAAAACATTATTAGGATTAGCAGCAGCAGCAGGTGCTGTAGCATTAGTACGTAGCGCTTCACAATCAGTAGAAGACGGATATGCACCCTCAAGCAAAGGTCCATTCACTATTACTGATAAATTCGGAGCAACAGCTATAACAAAAACCGGAGACGGATTAGCAGTATCACCTAATATATCAAAAGGTGCAGATAGTTCAGGTATGATAGCAGCTATCAATAGCTTACATCAAACATTAACCCAAAAGAATTTTAATCCAGTTGTTAGAACTACAATCGGTGGTTCCGAGGTAGCCATAACATCCGTTCAAAATTCTTTTAATATGGCTTAATATTTTAATATTTATACTAAACAAATAACAATAAAACTATGTCATTAATCGATAAAATAAAACTAAGCACATTAAGTCTAGAAGGTAACAGATTTTTAGTTAACCGTGGCACACCAGCATGGGGTTATACTAATAAATTACTCGATTTAACCCCAGCATTAAGTAGATTACATTTAACTTATTCAGTAGATGGTAACCCATTTATGAGAATAAAAGATTTTAATACTAAAGCATTAGGTGGAGCAAATCCTGTAAAAAAACCATCACAATTAGATGAATTAGATCCAGATGCACCAACAAATACTCAAGTTGGATCTCAAGTAGGACCTGGTGGGCCCGTAGTATCACAAATCTACAAGTCACCTCTTAACCAACAATATAAGTCGAAAGGCCCAAAAGACGGACGTTACTAATACTAAATAAATGAGTCTAAGAGATCTACAAACAAATCTAAAATCACTTAGATATGGAAACGATTTACAAGGTGGTGGAGACAGTGGTTTACCTTATATAACTACTGACGTTGATACCCAACTAACAAATATTGCTTCTATAGATTTAAGAGGTCCGGTAAAAGACTTGCTTAAATCAGCTGGTATTGATATACCTAGTATTGCAAATATCACCACTAATAATATATTAAATAAGGATAGTGGATTTGTTAGAGGAGGTACAGTAGGAGCAGCTAAAACTGGTCTTATTGATGTTATCCGTATTGGTAAATTCTTAGTAAACAATCCACTATGGATTGCCAAACAAGTAGGATTACAATTATCTAACCCAAAATTAGAATCACCTAGAGGTACACTAGCAGCAGTTACTTTAGGTAATGCTTTATCTTTTACTACAGGCGGCATCATTCAACCATCTCGTATTTACAATTTAGGAATAAATACATTAGCTCAAGTACCATCTAATGCTGTAGGAGTTCACTTCTATAGACATGGTTTAGGTCCTGTAATGGATGATCAATCTAAGTATGAAGCTATTGTAAGAAACAATAATGAAAGTATATTACTTAGTAAAACTAATAATCGATTATTAAGATTAAAAGATAAATTAAATATAGATGAGGGTGCAAAACCATTAATAAGAGGTGGAATTGCAAGTGGTATTTTAAATATCCTTTCTCAAGTACCAGCATTGTCTGGCATTAAAAAAATCTTAAGTAATAACACACCAATAGATGACTATTTAACAGGTCCTGGATCTTTCTATGGTATTGGTAGCACATTAATAAGACGATTTGAAGTTACTACTAATCCTGAAGTTGTTGAAGAATTTAAATTAATATCTGAAGTTACATCATTGCTTAATACTAGAGTAAGTACTACTAGTCCTAGAATAGGAGAATTTTATGGTGTCACTAAGTATTTAAGATATATAGATACACTTTCAGATAATAATTTAACTGCTTTAAGTAATAATGGTGTTAAAGTTTTTGGAAATCAAAACCCTTCACTTAACACTTACAGAAATATAGTAAGCAAAATAAATACTGATATAGAGCAAAGCATACCGTTTTCAGATTCATCAGTATATTCAGCACAAACACCAGCTAATTCACCTTTTTCTGCAGCTAGAAAAACATTTAAAACTATTGATTTAGATAACATATCAGCAATAAACAGAACACCATCTAAGGATACTAGATATTATGGTGATAGAAAGGTAAGTGAAGATGGTTCTAAAGCTACATATAACAATACTAATGTATTTGATCGCTACGATAGTGATATAATGACAGTAGTATTTAGAGGAGTAAATCCATTTGATTCTCAAAACGAAGAAAGGTGGTTATTTTCAGCATATATGACTGGGTTTAGAGATAATTTTGATGCTACTTGGAATGATATAAATTACATTGGGAGATCAGAAACATTTTATGTATATTCAAAATTCA